AGAACCAAGAAACTTTGCAGCTTCTTTGTAGGTGTCAAGTTTTTCTTTCGCAACACCAAGCGTTTCTTTCACCAACTCAGCATCAAATGCGCGGCGGTGATTGACTTTCACCATACGATTCGATTCGCTGTTTAGCGAAAGCGTCAGCGTGTTATTACAAACAACACGAATAGGAGTCATCCGAACATCAATGGTCATACCATAAGTGTGCGGATTTGAGAACAGCAAATACTGTTCGATTACATCTTCCTTGAAGACTTCAAAGGCATCGTTGACCTTTGCGAGTGCCCATACACGACGGCCGTCCATAAGAGAACCAGCAGTGTGCATTTCCATATCACCAGACTTTACAAAGTCGTCGAAGAACTCGAAAGCCTCTACATTTTGTAGTGGATTCCATTCTTCACCAACCATGTCAAGCACGGTGTTATCTGAAGTACGGATAAGAGCCTGTTTACCAGGAGCGTGATAAACCGTATCATCTTCTTGACCGAAGAAATACAATGGTTTTTTCTCCACTTCCCAGTTAAGACCAGCTTTCTCAAGCATTTGCTCAGGTGAAAGGTCGTTTGGAACACGGACACCAAGACCGTGCCAAGGAACTTCACCGGCGTATGCCATCGTTTCAACTTCATGACTCATAATATATTACCTCTTACATTCAAAAAAATTTGGTAGCCATGGCCGGATTCGAACCGGCAAGCCCGAGGGCCACAGGTTTTAAGCCTGTTGTGTATACCAATTCCACCACATGGCCGTTATTTACTAGCATCCTCTGATTATCGAGTAGCATTTCCTAGTGTCCATCCATTATATCACATTTAATATCGTTTGTCAACCCTTTTTTAAAACTTTTTTGCGATTAATTTTCAGAACATGGATCCATTGTATCACATCCGGAGCCACTTGTCAACCCCTTTTTGAAACTTTTTTTAATTTTTTTAAGAGATATAAGAGCGTCTAAGAGAATCTTCAATGAAATCAGTGACTTACGACTCCTCTTATAAATAGTATTAGATAAGACGCAATAATAGGAGACAAGAATGAATTTTTTAACAAAAACGGTGATGATTGGATTGTTTCTTGTGAGCTCTGCTGTTTCTGCTCTGCCGATATATTCGGGTGGATATAACTATTTAGGAAGCGTTCCTCGAAATCTTTCTTTGAATGGTGACCCGCACAATTTTAGTATGGTAGATGCCATTTTCAATCAGGATGTAGAAGCGATTTTGGATAACGGACTTACAAACGATGAGGAAGTTCTCATTTCTGGACTTTCGGTCAGTTTAGGATATGAAAACGAGCGTTCATTTAATTGGTCAGTCACTGGCACTATGCCTTGGAGTGTTGCGGGTTTTGGAGTAAAAGCGGGTCCTACCCACTACTATTTCTCATTAGATGAAAACACACTGATACCTGTATCTGGTACTTTGGATTTATTAGATGAACTTGTCGAAGAAGGTTTTAATGCCAGAAATGTTAGAGGTGTAAGCCATGTTGATATTTTTGGTGTAAGAAATGATAATGTGTCTGTTATAGCACCCGAAACTGCAATTCTTACAGCATTAGGTTTTGGAGGTATTTTAGCGTTTCGCAGAAAGAAACAAATGTAACATATCATGAGATGAATATTTTAACGAAAATATTTATTGGAACCATATGGCTTATTGCGAGCTCTAGCGTCCTATCTTTGCCTATAAAACTTGTAAGCACCTGTTATTATACCGGACTTGGATACCATAATCTATTGATAAAAGAACATCCACATTCTGTATGGGCTGTGGAAAATGTTTTAAATAATTACCCTAATGCCTATATTGTAGACGATAGTGATGATGAATTCGTAGAACCAGAAGAAGTGCTTATTACAACGAGTTGTGTCGATGAAGAACCGTTTGATCCAAATCTACTTCCTGAGCCTGGTGCTGGGCCACAAACCACAAAAGGTGTTCCAGTTTTTGACGAATATATAGAACAACCAGAAAAATCATTTAAACGGCCGAGTAGAAAACGACGAGGTGGGTTTCGTTACTATTATGGATTTAATCCAATACCAGTAACTGTGCCTCGCCGTGTTGTGATAGTAAATGATTTTACGGAAGAAGATAATGATTATTGCGATGAACAAACAGAAGATTGTGAGACCGAAACAATCGTTGATGTAAATGATCCTGAAATAGAAAGTATAGAAGAGAATGAAAATATTGTGAATGTATCAGCACCCGAAACTGCAATCCTTGCAGCCTTTGGTCTTGTAGGTATTGTCGCATTTCGTAGGAAGAAATATAATGATTGGTCTGAGAACTCTTGTTTTAAACGCAGATTACCAACCTAAGAATCTTTTAAAATTAGAAGCCATTCCAGTGGAACATGCACTGTCAGACTTCTTTTCACAAAATTGCGTGATTGTGGATACTTATGATCGCGTCGTTAAAACGATGAAAGTGGAAAATAGAGTGGCAATACCGTCTGTTATTGCATATAAGAAAATGTATCGAAGACCGGAAAAACTAGCTTTACATAAAAGAAATTTATTGTTGCGGGATGGATACGAGTGCGTCTACTGTGGTATTCCATTGAATGAAGATGTGGTCACATTCGATCACTATGTTCCTGCATCAGATGGAGGTCCAACTGAGTGGACCAACATTCTGAGCTCCTGTAAGAAATGCAACCACAATTATGGTAGAACACCAGCGCACAAAAAGAAACCGAAACATAAGCCATATTACCCTAGTTATCACAAACTATCACATATGAGAAGGTACTATGAAATTGCAGTGGACCACGAGTCGTGGATCCACTGGTTAGGTCCTTGGCACGCTGAAATAAGAATTAAGAACTGACGTATCGTTTACCAATATTATATTTTGAAACTAACTGCCAATCATTCTTTTCTTTATGAGGTAGAACCTTAATCTTGGATAGTGGAGCTTGATGCTCCTCTATCTGAGATGGATCTACCAACTTCACGAGCCCCCATTCTGAAAGAAGACGAGCGATAGTATTTCTTCTAGCCACATCATCTTCTGTCATATTAAATGGTTTACCATCAAGAGCGAACAGTTCTTTGAAGTGGACAATAAAATATCTTTGTCGTTTGTGGAGAATATGACAACTCTGATACAGTGTCATTTTTTCTACATCGTCAACTACCTGTTGCTTTTTAGATGCAATTCCGATACGTGTAAGCGTTTCTCTAATCTTTAGGAAATCGTCGTCTCCACCGATTTCCACTTCGATTAAATCATTTATGTCGAAGTTCATTTCACACCACCTTTTTCTAATTTTTTTCTCATTCTATCTAAATCTTCATTACTGAATAGATCTAGTACCTGTTTTGCTTTTTCGTAACTATAACCATAATATTCAACGATTGTGTTCAAGTCATCGTTCTTTTCAGGTTTAGCCCACTTAGCGAACCTCTTCTTAGGTCTTACTGTATTTATAAAAAACAAGTATTGTAAATCTTTATCCAGATGCGAGAACTGATTCATGGCATTAGCCAACATCAGCGTATCATTGTGATATGACAATGCACGATTGACCATGAAGGGGTTGTAATCCTTTACAACCACTTCTTTATTGTCACTTTCCTCTAGAAGATTTTTACCACTATTAATACTGTTTACATAATCAAACGGATTCATTTGAATTCACACTCCATCATAATCTCAGTCAGACAAGCCACAAGATTAATTTCTTGGTCGACTACAAATGCACTTTTATATCCATAGTCAGCAAGAATTAAAACAATTCTTGGTACACTTGCTGGTTGCAACACATTACATGAAGCATCATAGAGTTTACGAAACATCACCGAGGGTTCTACATCAGAATTCTTACCAACCCACTTACGCATTTCTTTAAAGTTCTTTTTCTTTAGAAAAGTAATGATCTCTTTAAAGTTATCGTCGCTTAGGTTTGCAAGAACACCTGCATCAATCACACTACCAGTGGCTGAGTATCGTTGAAGTTCATTCAACACACGGCGCCAATCCGGAAAATGTTTCATGATAAGTTCGGCAATTACTTCATCTTTATATTCTACATTGTTTTCTTCTAGAATGTCTCGTATACGAGCCATAAACTGTTTCGCCAGTTTTGGTCTATCCTTAACACGCAAATTAAAGTCAACAACAGAACATCTAGAATGAAGTGGTTCAATGATACGGTTCTTGAAATTGCAGGTCATAATAAAACCACAGTTCTTTGAATACTCTTCCATAAAATTGCGAAGCGCAGGTTGAGTAGATTGTGGGTTGAGATAATCAGCCTCATCAAGAATCACATACTTACGATTACCACTGAACGACATAGTAGAAGCAAAGTCGCGAATCTCAGTACGCAAAGTATCAATGTTACCATTCATAGAACCGTTAATAACAATGTATTCAAAATCACATTCTTCTAACATGGCGCGAGCTACTGTAGTTTTACCTACACCAGCACCGCCACTTAGAAGAAGGTTTGGAACATAGTTTGATTTTACGAATTCAGAAAAAGTATTTTTAAGGTCTGTTGGAAGAACGCACTCGGCAATGGTTCGTGGGCGATATCGTTCGCACCACAGTTGATTCACATCAGTCATAATAAACTCCAATTAAATTAATTAGTCTCGTTCCAGCGCGATAAAATACTCCACTTTTTCTGGTCTAGAAGACCACATTGATATACCCTTGTCTGAAATACTCACATTGTAATCAAAAGGCATTACTTTTAGATTATCAGAACGATAAGTAAACGAGTATTCACCCTCATGTTCACACACAAATGCTTCAAATCGATTGCCACCAGGATTCTTTACATCGCAAGCCACAAGAGATAGTTGATTGTCTTTTACTTCAACAACGACATTTGGAAACTGCATGACATTACATGACTGCATTACTTTTTGCATCACATCATTTGTAAGAACAAATGATACATCTTCACTAGGAAGCTTCATTTCTTTTGCTGGTGGTGTAGTGATAATATCTTTTTCTACATAACCATACTTAATTTTATTGCGATCATTATGAATTCGCATATAAGTATCTTTCAAATCAATCTCTGCATTTTCAACAAGAGATAAACAACCAAGAAACTGATTCAAATCATAGATACCAAAGGGTGAGTCGAAATCTTCTTCAACGGTAGCCTTCGCAAGAATTGTTTTGGCCGGCGAAATAGTACGCAATACATTGCCTTCATCTACCCAAATCGATTGATTGATACCAGAAAAACTTTTCAAAACATCACACATTTCATTAGACACTTTCATTTTATATACCTCATTAATAAACGAACAACCATTATATCATATTTTCAGTAGCTTGTCAACTACTGTTTGATCTTCTGCGAAGGATCTGCTGTTGCACTTGCACCAATTGTTGCAAGATCAATAAGAGAACCGCCGAAGAAGTAAGTACCCATATGTTGCGTCTTCATCCAAGGACACATCCATACTTTGATGCCTGCTTTTCTTGCCCATTGACAAAACATATAATCTTCTGAAAGATATCGTTTTGTTTTGTCATCAATAACACAATCAAAGTAAGCCATAATTTCACGAGAGCCATCGAAGTTAGCAGTACGAACATGGTCTGGTTTGTACTTAAACTCTGGGTACGCAGCCTCGTATTTCTCAAAAGCTTTGCGTTGAATCATCATAAATCCAGTACCACCTTCAAGCACTTCTACTGGTTCATTCAAAGCAATCTGAGTTTGTCCTGCAGCGGGGTTGAAAACATAATCACCCACATATTTGTTAAGATTTTGTGGATTTTCATCTGCATAACCTTTATCTACTGCAAGTTTAATCTTCTCCCAAGAAATTGTTTTCTTAGGATAAGGACCACATACAATGTCTTTATCACTGTCTGGATCTGCAACAGCAGCCAATGCAAGAACATCGTTTGGATCAAATCCGATATCACTGTCAATGAACATTAGATGTGTAAACTTTTCATTACGAAGAAATTCGTCTACACAATAGTTTCTTGCACGAGTAATAAGAGATTCATTAAAAAGATAAAAGAACTCTATTTCAATTCCGTAATGCGAAGCAAGTCGGGCTAGATCAACACTTGATTTGGTGTATTGACCACCACACATTGCACCATACATTGGTGTAGCAACAAAGATTTTTCTCTTTCTCAACTCACCTACATCAATTGATAATTCCATAATTTCTCCTTATTAAAACGGTGGATCATCATCGTAATTTAAAGTATACGAAGGTTTACCTTTCTTACCATACACTAATTCGTTATCTTTATAACTATCTTCATCATGATTATATATGGCCATGACAGCATAGTGAATCACTTTCATCAAATCTTTACGGGCGTCTGCACGATTGCCTTTCTTACCATATCTTTGTGCATATTTAAGAATGTTGCCCATGAAGAAACCTTCGCCGTGACCAGCATCCATAATGAACTCTGAAGCTTCGATTTGATTCGCAGCATAGTGTTGTGAATAGGTACCATTTATATAGTCAGCAACTTGAAGCAGTATTTCATCTTCGTTGTACTTGTAATCAATCTCACTCATTTTAATCTTCTTCCATCCAATCTTTCAAAGTACTAGCGATAGGTTCCTCTGTTTTTTTATCTAAATAAATTCCTTTTCGTTCAGCAGCTTTAACCCGAAGATTTCTTAGTCGGCGTTTATCGTCACATACAACACATACATCAAAGGATTTAAGTTCAGATTTATATTCATGATAAAATTGAGTTTGTTCTTTTACTTGTCCACAACTTTTACACATTTTCTTTCTTGTACCCCATTTCAAATCCAGGGTATTGATTTTACCTTCAGGTACATATCTCGATTTTGGTATTTCACTCATTTAACAAATTTCTCCAAATCCGGTTCTCTATAATCAGGGCCTTTGAGAACCTTACCATCTTCACGATAAATTGGTGTACCATCTGGTCCCAATTTACTCATATTAGAACTGTGAACCTCTTTAAAACATTTATCAAGGTTAATACCATACGCATGGCCTGCACCATAAACAACATACAATAAGTCTGTTAGTGCGTCAGCAATACCTACCAAGTCATCCTTCTCTACAGCTTCACCAAACTCGTCTAGTTCTTCTGCAATCAAAGAGTATCGAAGTGTAGAAGTGTCATGGTCGACCAGTTTTGGTCTCATTTGAACATTTTGTCCAAAGGCCGTCATAAAATCACCCACACGTTTAAAATTAGTTTTGAACATCATTTACTCCATAATTTGTAATTAATCTCATACCATAATTGTTATTCACATTTTTCAATTTTTCTTTCACACCCTTCTTATATATCAATTGATTTTTCTTGAAAGGACTATAATCAACATAATGGTGCCATCTACCATATTTCCAAACTACTCTTGCTACATCTGGATGTAAATCAGCTAACATTTTAGATTTATTAATTGTACCATCACTATTATATCCAGTCTTTTGAAAATCTTCATTTTCTGAAAACTCTTTGTGATAAAATTCTTCTGTATTACCTCCCTTTACTGTTTGTGTTGCTGATTTACCTTGAAGAAACGCATTGAATTGAATTGTGCAGTCACCATCTTTTAATACTCGCAAACAAATATCAGTGTCTTCGTTATATCTACCACGCCAACGATGTTTACAATCGTTTCTAATTAGCAGTGTAGAATATATTCTCGTGTTCTTAACATAAGGCGGATACTTTAGATTCGGTGCAATGAAAAATCTATACTGAAAACCGGAGATAGGAACATTCTCAAATCTTTCTACAAAATCTTCTGCGGCTTTAAAGATTGCACCACTCTCGACTCTTATTCTTACATTCTTATGTAGTCTATAAAAGTCCTGAATGTTATCATCAAGAACCCAATGATATTCATGTCCATTTTCAATTGAATGATCCCAACACCAGTTTCTAGCTCTACCTGGTCCATCACCATGATTACTGAAGGGTAATTCCAATAAAGTCACATAATCTTTAATATCAAATTTGTTTAATGCTTCTGTATAATTATCCCAATCTTGTGGTTCAATGGCAATGAAATGTGGTACTTCCATTCTTGCAAGACTTCGTGAAGTCTGCATGGATTCATGACGACCCTTTGATATGATATAGACAGGATGATTAGGATTCATCTTCTATCCATCTCAACAAAGAGTTTTTAGTTATATCCATTTTAGGATACCACATGCTTTTTGTTTTAGGTCCAAAAGTCATTTCATCATCAACAGATTTGTATTTACGACAAAACTCTTCAAAGTCTTCTTTATTTCTAAAATGTAGCTGAATTGTTTTGTATGGATGATTCGCGTCGTTTTCAAACTCTGGCATTTCTTTCCAGTGTTTTTTCCATGGCTCACCAGTTTCTAATTCATCGAGCTCTGGAAGAAAATCACTCAAGTCAGAATTTGGTTTTTCTTTTACACCGATCAAACTTTCATATTTCGTAGATTCTTTTACCATAATACATATTCTCCATCATTATGCTTACCATTATATCATATATAGGATTCAATGTCAAGAGCTACTTGATGGCAATCGCACCGAGAAAGTTATGGTTTCTCCAGAACTGTTCTACTGTTTTAAAACCAGCATTTAAAATCATTTCTTCGATCTCTTTCCATGTATTAGGTTTTAACATATGACGAAGAGTTCTTTCTTTATTCATAATATCTTCAGTGCCAAACTGTTCTCTTTTGAAATCATAATAATTAAATGTAATCATATCTTGTAATCTACTATTCACACAGTCAATTTTTTCTGAGAAGATAAAACCACCACCGACATTCAAACCGTCGTATATCTTTTCAATAACAGTCTGTCTATCTTTCTTAGGCATGAACTGGAGTGTAAAAATAGATGTAACAAGAGAACAATTTTTAAAATCATAATTACGAATATCATCTAGAATACATGTGAAAGATCTATCGTTTAGAGCTTCACGAAAACCTTCTGCAATTTCTACTCCAATATAATTCGCATTAGGCATCAGGTCATTATTATGTTCTATAAGAGCCTGAGTAAGTTTACCAGTAGAACATCCAATATCTACAACATTCGTATCATCTTCAATAAAGTATCTTGAAAAAGATACTACATCATTTAAAAGATTTTGATATCCACGAATACTCCAATTGATGTGTTCATCAAAACCTTCTTCTCTATGAGCAAAAGTAAAGTCAGCCATTATATACCTCTAAAACATTTTTATAAACAGATTCAGCAATTGCTTTTAATACCAGTGGAGGTACCATTCGACCAATGCGTTCTGCTTTTTGATTCCATTTTCCAGTAAGAACAAAATCATCGGGTAATGATTGTATTCTTTTTAATTCACCTATCGTTAGTTTTCTAGGTTCAGACCAGTGAAATGCACCAGCTGTCGTTTCACCAGAGCCCATCGCAGTTAGTGTTGGCGCAGGTTGATACTGCGAAACTCTTTTCAGATTAAAGTGGTGTCCCTTGGGATGATAATCCATACCAGTAAGAACCTTTTCTGGATCTACAGGCATTTTACTACCAGTTTGTTTCCAGTAAGCTGTATTACTAAACTTTTCAGTAAGATATTTCACTTCTTCTTCATCATATTCTAAACCAATCAGAGCATCTTTAAGAGGTATTACTTTATCAGACTTCTTCGGAAAGAGACTGTTGATTGTCATTGGATGAATACCGACTTTTTCAGCAACATCTTCTCTAATACCAATAAAGAATACTCTGGTTCTTGTTTGAGACACACCATAGTATCTACTATCTAGCACTTCAAAAGAAACGTCATATCCAATGTCTTCAAATGTGTTTAGTATTTTATTTAGATAAGTCTTGGCTTCACCAATAGTAAGACCAGCAACATTCTCTGCAATGATTACTTTTGGTTTAATATCATTCGCAACTCGTAAAAACTCAAAGAATAAGTCTTCAATGTTTTCTACCATCTTACCATCAGAATAGTTTTTCGTTTGACCCCAACCATCAGAATGTTTACCATCTTTTGAGTGAGATAACTTACCTGCAACAGAGAACGCAGAACATGGTGGTGAACCATCAAGAATATCAAGTTCACCTGGTTTCAGATTTACTCGATCAAGAAAGTATTGTCCAGTAAGTTCTTTAATATCACCTGGTAGAATAGGTGTTTCCGGATAATTTTCTCGGTAAGTATTTTGAGCCTCTTCAACAAATTCATTTACACAAAGAATTTTACCACCAGCAAGACGATAA